TACCACAAGCTAACTACTTTCGGGTTAGCTTCACGCCAGCGTTGCTTGATGATGTCAGCGGCAATGGCGCTCTCTCGGTCTAGGGGATCAAGTTCTCCGTTCTGTTTACACCGCCCCATGTATCCCCCGTAAGCTCGGGTAGCTTTTTCTCGCTCTTGGGTTGAAGCGGTAGGCCACAATAGCTCGAATGCAGGGCGGAGATCCACACTGTAAGCTCGGGCCATTGTGCCGAATGCCCCGATGCCACCCTGATAACCCAGAGCCAGGACAGATACTTTGCCAACACTACGTTCATACTTATCCTTCTTTGTGATTGTGCGGCCATAGATACCGCAGGCTTCGTAACAATATACGTCCTCATCGCGCCGGAAGATGTCGAGAGTTGACTGCTGATCAGCGATCCAGGCCAGTACTCTGGCTTCAATCGAAGCGTAGTCAGCCACAATCAGATCTTTGCCCCGGCCAGCAATCAGCATACCTCGCAGAGACGAGCTATAGGCTTCCATCGGATCAGGATACACTTCCTTGAACCAGTCATAGTCACTACCCATAGCTACCCGAACAGCGATATCGCTATCGGTAGTACCTCTAGGCAAGTTATGTACCTGTACACCACGTCCACCCCAACGCCCAGTGTGTGCCGCACCATAAAGGAAGCACTCTCTGAGCCGCTGATCCCGCATGTCGGAGCGCTCAATCATCCCCTCGTACTTGGCCGTGGATATTTTAGAGAGCTGACGCCTGATCTCAAGGGATCGTCGGACAGCGCCGGGAGGGAGAACCTTGATAGCGGCGTCCACTGTTGGTGCTTGTAGGTTCTCTAGCAACAGGCCGTTGTCCGCTAGCCACTGGCGATACTTTACAACTTGACTAGGACTGTCTACTGCACCGTTCGTTACTCTGCGGAACTCTGCGCCCAGCTCAGTGGTTGTCTGTTCGATGAGTTCAAGCATCTTACGGACGGCGGCTATATCAAGCTGGATGCCACGGAAATTGATTTCCTGGTCTAGGAACCACAATTCTTGTTCGAATGCGTTCAGGTCGCGCAGAGCATCGTCTACGAGCTTTTCCGTCTGAACGTCCTGGATGTTGTACGCATAGGTTCTTTTGAGGTCTGCCGGATCTTCGTTCCAACGGTTTGGGTTGTTCTTGGTAGGCTTACGTGGCCGTGAACACTTGAGCATAGTCTTGTTGCCCTCCTTATCCTTTTGGATAGGAAGGTTAAGAGCAGTACCAACGCCTTCCAATGAGCGCGGTAAACCATAGGACGCCGCCTTTGCAGCGGTACAACGCCAGCGGCGGATGGGGATTGGTGGCATTCCGTATTTCGGAACCATGATGTTAGCCCAGATGCACTGCTCGAAGAAGGCATTGTGGGCTACGAAAATTACTGTGGGATCAGCCGCTAGGCGGTACAATTCTTCCAGTTCAATGCCGCCCATTGCTCTGTAGTACTGAAAGGTTCCCAGTTCCCAGGATACGATGGGCAAGTTGTTCACTTGATAGGCCAAGCAAATGGGTTCTGTAGAAGGGTGGGTCGAGTAGACCCACCCCCCTACGTCCTTCACGCTCAGCTCGCTTCGAGTTTCAAAGTCGAGATGAACATTCAGCATGACTAGACGTTTTCCTCGGACTCTTCATCTTCGGAATCATCGTTGCCGTCTTCATCGGCATTCGAGAAATCGGTTTCGGTATCCGTGATATCCGCAGTCTCTTGTTGCTCCGTTCCAGAACCCGCATCCGAGCTTTCCACATCTTCCACAGACGGCTGGGCAGTCTCGCCTTCCGCATCTGGGGCAGGTGCTTCTGGGCAAATCCCGTCTTGCACAGTATTCAGCTCCCCCGGAGTGGTGTTTACCTCTTGGGTTTCCGGGTTCAGGTTCTCGTTGTTCAGTTCTTCAGTCATGATGTTCTCGCTTTCTATCAATATAAACAGTTACTCTAACGGACTATCCGATGCGCCTCATCGGGAAGGGGTGCTATCTCCGGGCGCTATCCGGGAGATATACTAGACCGGCTTTGCCTCGTGGGTCGATGCGCTCCTCGGGGAGCTTATCGCCCAGGTAGGTCAACCAGTAACGCATGAATCGATCAGCTACTTCTCCGTCCCAGACAAGGATTAGCTTATCGTCATACAGCTTGGCTTCAGCCATAATGAACTTCTCGGTATTCATTGAATCCCGTTTAAAGCGCACTGTGGAGATGTCAGCCAAGTTGATATGCCTTGCGCCGGTTTCGTTGCTGGCATCAGCTTTCTGTTCGAGCTGAATCCAGTATGGTTCACGAGTCATGATCTTCCCTTTCCTTGCTCGGGAACCGGGTATCCCAGTTCCGGCGAGCGTGTTTTGTCTTCTTCGGATTAGCGAAGCGCTTCTCGCGCTCGCGCTTTTCCTTGGTAGACAACTCATCATACGGTTTCATCCGGCTGTAGTCGGTACGGGCCATCAGTACCCCCTACAGGTCGAAGAGATCGATATTCGCGCCAGCCATTGCGGGCTGAGCGAATGCCGCGAAGTCATCGGAAGGATTGCCTTTGCCGCCACCCAGAGGTTCGCCATCAGCCGCCTTCATGAAGTTCTGGAGGCTGAAGCCGATGCCCTGGTTGCCTTCCTTATCGTACCAGTAGGCAGTGACGGATGCCCGAGCATACATCCCGCTGTAGAACTTAGCTTCGTACTCTTTCTCAGCCTGTTCTTTCTCGTGGGGCGCAATGATCTGGCCTGTGAAATCAGGGGGATACACCAACACACCGGTACTGGCATCCACAACGCCAGGAGGTGTGCCGTAGGCGCGAGCGCTGGCAATAATCATCCCCTCGTACTCAGGGTACTTGGCGAGGTCATAGCCCAGCGGATACTCCTGCGTCTTCTGCTGACCCTTGCGAAAGGGAGAGCGCCAGAACGAAGGAACCTTCGTGCCGTGTTTCTCTTCCAGGGCTTGCTGGACAATCCGCTTCATTCCTTCGAACAGCATCTTGTCCTGCTCTGTCATGTTGGCGGGGTCGATGATCATCGTCACGCCGTAGCTGGACTTGCCGTTAGTGTTAGCTTTCGGCTTGAACAGCTCCAGGAAGGAACAACGAAATACGCAGGTAGTCACTTTATCAGTCATGACGGTTTCCTTATTTAGCTTCTATTAACGGGTTTAACGTGGTTGATCGCTTTCAGCCAAGCGTCTAGGCTACTTCAGAGAGAAGATGGTGTTTGCGTTGCCGCCCATCACAGTGCTGGGAAGCTGGCCGTTCCACTTCTTCGCTTTCTCCAGCTCGACTTCGGCCATCTTGAACTTCACCAACTCAGGCGACTGACGCAAAGCCTCGGTCATTAACTTGGTGCTTTCAGCTTCAGCCTTGGCTTTTGTTACTGTGATTTCAGCTTGCTTCCGCTCACGGTCAAGCTCGTAGGCTTTCTTCTTTGCTTGCATTTCCATCTGTTGCTTCTCGATGATGGCAATTTGCAGCGGTTTCGGAAGGTCTACGTGGGTAATGGGGATATCGATGACAGTCATTTGGCCGTTGAGTGCGTTACGCACCTGGGCGACTACCTGATCTTTCACCGTATTGACGTTAGCGGTAACGTAGTCAGCCTTATACTTACTGACTACTTGGCGGAATGCCTCCTGGATTTGAGGAACCACTAGCGTCTCGTAAGGATCACCCTTTACGTTCTCAAACAAATTCAGTACTTGGCCTTCAGGGATCTTATATTGAACTCGGTAAGAGATAGAAATGGGCTGCTGGTCACTGGTTAAGGGGTTAGCTTCTCCAGTCACAGTGTCCTGCTTCACGTTATACTCATATATACTGGATGTCAGGGGGTTGTACATCGTGACGCCATTAGTGATTAAGTGCTTGTCCACTACGCCCATGTCAACCTTGACGCCGCGCTCACCGGGTTCTATCGTAGCGCACCCAGTCAGTGTCACTGTCAGTGCTATCAAAGCTACTGCGATTGCTTTTGTTTTCAATGGATTTCCGTCCTTTCACAAACGATTTAATAGATGATACGAGGGTCATGGCTATCGCCCCGGCTAGCCATACAAACAGTACGAGGAATGTTAGGGCGAACCCTGCTGCCAACAGGACAGATATTAGTTTACAGACCGCCGCTACGGGGATCATGTTGAGTACTCCTATAGGTTGTCGAGTAATAGACCGGCAAAGTCGCTAGCAATGGCGGGAGCTGTCTTCTTCCTGGCGTCAGCATCCCGAACTAGCGTTGGTTTGCCTTCAGGAATCATGTACAGGTCTTCGATTTCCGCTTTGCGCTTCGATCCCAGCAATTTCTCGATTTGATTTGGTGACTGAAGCACTGGCGGTTTGTACATCTTCGGGCGCTTGGTGTCGTCCAGGAGTTTCGCTACTTGCTTCTCAGCTTTAGTAACGTCCTTCCATTTCCGGTTGCCGGTCTTCTTAACTAGCTTCCACCCTGGAACTCGCTTCCCGGCTTCAGCTAATCGGAAGGCATATCCGAAAACGTCGTCCGCCCAGCCTTTAATTCGATCTGCGTTATCAAGAACGAAAGCAAGTTGTTGCTCTGTGAGAGCTTCTGGGGCTGGCGGCTGTACTTCTCGGGTGAGTACGTGCTGGAAGTCATCGAACGCAGACCTTGCGATATCTTCCCTAACCGCTTCACACGTAGCCTTGGCGGTACAGTATTTGCACCACTTACCGGCTTTTCGAGTTGTATCACCCATTCGAACCCGTAGGATAGCTGCTGTGTAATCTTTTTCGAAAGCCAGTAGTTCGTCCACTCCGATGAACTCGCTTCGTATGGTATCGGGAAACTGTCCGACTCTAGGCTGAGCGATGATAGTTTCGACACCAGATAAGTCCAGCCTATCCATTTCGGGCAGTTTATAGTATGCACCCAGCGCGTAAATGCGGAGTTGGGGATTATTGACATGATTTACAAAGCTCCGTCCGTATTTCAGGTCAGCTACGAACAATCTGTTCATCGGGGCAACGATTACGGCGTCTGATGTACCGTAAGCCTCTTTGTCGATATGCTCTAGGGCGAATCTCTGCTCCACCACTAGGTCGTCTTTAGCTGACAGTCCTAATCTTTCGAGAGTGTTAGTTAGGTATTCAACGTACTGACGGACGCCATCAAGCATCTCGTCGTCCACTTCTATGTCAAATCCATCCGCTTCGAGTTCATACCCCAGGTTTTTATCCCACTCGGGATCTTTCCCAGCCTGGATGTTAGCCAGAATGCGCTCTGCTTCTGCGTGAGCGACTGTTCCCTGCGCTGCGTAAATGGATGGCTCCCCCGGCGGGAGTGCCGCGATTGCCGCGACACTCCCAGGGCAGTTCATCCACCGTTCCGCTTGCGATGCACCAATAGGGCTGTGCTTTGGCTGAACGGCGGTCATCCTACAGACCTCCCAGAGGATCGAAGGTTTGGGGTTGCAAATATGGGGCAGAGCCGCCAGCCATGTCGCTTGCGAAGCCTGCATAGAACTCAGGCTTCAGCTCAGCCATCTTCGCAGCGCCGTACTTGGGTAACAACACAGTGCGGATGACGTTTTTGCCTACTTCCTTATCCGGGAAGGTTTGGATGAAGGCGGTAGCCAAGTCTCCAATTTGTGCTGCGCTATAACCCACAGGAGTTGCGGATACAGTTGGTGCGGCGGGCGGAACGGTAGGTGTTGGGTTAGCGGGAGCCTGCGGTACAACCTGGGCCATAACGTCAACTGTCTGCGCTGATGGGGGAGGGGTATCGTCAGCAGCGGTCGCTGCGGCTGCGGCTTTCTCAGCATTCTTACCGCCTTTCGGTTTATTGGGCTGTAAGGGGAGGGTTTGTTGGCCGGACAACAGGCCGTGGATCAAGCTCATGGTGCTAGACATAGCTTCCATAGCGGCCAGGGTAGCTTCCATGCTCTTGCTCAGCGTCTGCATTGTTGCCTGAATTTGTTTTGTGTCCATGTTTTGAGGTTCCTTATCGCTTTCTAATACGGTGTCTATTACCACTCGCTTGCCGTCAAGCGAGTCCATGATGATGGATTCCATAGAACCCGGCACCACTAGATAGTGTACGAATACGGTGTTGGCCTGCCCTATCCTGCGTAACCTGTCTATCGCTTGATTGAGGATCATAGGCGACCAGTCTAGTTCAGCGAACACAACGTAATTGCACACTCCCTGTAGACCATCAATCCCCGTACCCCCTGCTACAATCTGCGCTAGCAGGACGTGACAGTTGGGGTCGTTGATGAAACGGTCTACTTGACCCTGCTTATGCTCTGCATTCTTGCCGCCATAGACTATGATCGGCTCATGCTCTTGCAGGCGTTCGTTCAGGATATGAATGACATCCCTATGGTGACAGAAGACAACGACTTTATCAGTGTCTGCCAGCATATCTTCAATGTGTTGCGCCACTTTCGGGGCTTTAGCTACGCCAAGCTCCTTCCAGACGGTAGACATCGGGGTGTCTTCCAGATCACAGGGGATAGGGACATCGATTTCAATCCAAGATTCTACCTTTGGCGGCAACTGGTCTAGTACTTCGTCTTTGGTTCGCCGGAGCATAAAGGATTTCAATCGATCTGCAAGTTCCTGGGTGTTGCTTGACCCCCAGTTCTCTTGCCCCCTGTCGTTTATGTAGCCTCCACAGTACCGTTTACCAAAGTCTTCCCAGCTATTGTGAGGCGCAATGACCTCTGGCGCAAGGGTTGATAGAATCGGGTAAGATTCCACGGGGCGATTGAGCAGGAAACTTCCAGTCAGCATCCACTTATAGCGGGCGTTGTGCATGAAAGAATCCTTGCCCAGAACTCGTTTAGTGCGTTTCGCATCGCGATTCTTCAGGTAATGAGCTTCGTCACAGACAACCGCATCATACCCCACTCGCTGCCCTCTGGAGACGAGTTGCTTAAATATCTTGTCTCTCAGTAGCAGTTCGTAGTTTACGACGATTATGTTGACGCGCAGCGGGATCTCTGTGCTTCCATCCTTCACCACAAAGACAACCAAACGACGGTCAGACCACTTGGCGATCTGTCTGGCCCAGTTGTATTTCACGGAAGAAGGGCAGATGACCATCATCGACCGTACCCCTAGCTTATCCCAGGAGGCAATTACCTGAATGGTCTTCCCAAGACCCATATCATCCCCTAAAAGCGCGTGGAACCTACTGGTAAGAAAGGCCACGCCCTCTTCCTGATACGGGAATAGCTGCATTTTTGGCTCGCTTTACTCGATAAACTGTATTAAATGGCTTTAGACGTTATTGTAGGCGATATCCTACAGGTCAGCAAGTAGATCTTCTTCGGGCGTCTGGACGGGATTTTTGTACCCTTGCTTGCGGGAATTAGTAGGCCCGACAAGCCCTTTAGTCCAGCCGAGCGCCTTCATCACCAGGGATACCCTAGTATAGACCTGCTTATCGACCTGACGCATTGGGATATTCAGGACATCCTCCAGAATTTGAGTAGTCGCCAAATACTTATGGTGTACCGGTTGACGGGCCAACCATTCTGGAATCGTAATCTCCCAAACATCTTTTTCCCTACGGTCTTCCTGCGCCCGCTTAGCGTAAGCTATCGCCTTTGGATTGACCATCTCTAAAGGCTCTCCAGCCTTGAACAGTACGACCGCTTCAGCCCATAACTGGTCGAGGTCACGGGTTAGGTGGGGTATATTAATCTCGCCGATAGTGATGGGGACGTGTCTCCGGTTGCCTGTCTGGTCTTTATAGTACGTGTTATCCCCTGAAGGGTTATGTGTACCGATGAATACCGACTCCCTAGGTAAGTTTTCAGGGTTTCGACCATACGGTAGCCGCACTACATCTGTTTGTTTAGAGATGAATGACTTCAAATCCTCTGCGTCAGACTTTTTAGCACAGATCATTTCGCTGACTTCGCACATCCATTTACCTTGCATCACCACAATAGTGTCCTTATTGCGCGGCTCAAGATAGATGTCAGCGTACCATTCATCTTTAACGGCCAAAGTGCGGCAGAAGGTGCTTTTACCTCTTCCGGGTTCGCCTTCCAAGGTAACGATGGTATCGTATTTACACCCAGGCTCTAGTATTCGCCCCGCGCCAGCGGCCATAAACATACGTGCCGCACAACGGTAGTATATGTTATCCTCTGTACCAGCGTAATCGATGAACAAACGCTCAACTCGGGGGATTCCGTCCCACTTTAACCCGTTCAGGTAGTCTTTGACCGGGTGATAATGTTCGCGTTGAGCCGCCACTATCACAGCGTTCTGGATGGTGCTGAGGGTATAATCCACGTATTTCGTCTCACTCAGCCACGCTTGTACGTGAGAGTTATCGTCGTCACCCCAGTTCACCCGCTTCTCATCCTTCGGGTGCCAGAATGCTGGACGAGTGAACTCTATGCGGTTCGTAAACAGGTTGTACCGAACTAATTTATACAGTGGATTCGGGTCTTTAGTGAACGCCGGTACGTTATCCAGCATGTACAGTATGTTCGTTATGTTTGGTTTCAGCTTTCCGTGGCTATCTAACGCCCAGCGAACTGCTTGGTGGCCTTCCAATTTGCCTGGATCAGTCTCAAATCCCTTAAAGTCTGCTTCTGGATGGTCAGAACCTAACCCAGAACGTGAGTAATCGTAGGCGTTATTGACTTTTTTAGCCAGCTCCCCCATCTCCCAGGGAGGTGAACACCGTTCGTTCCAGTGATCCCGCATCTCCTCAAAGGTTACTTGGGGGGATAAGCCCATCGTCTTGCCCTTGCAGGCAGTATAGTATGTAGTCGGATCACCGTCTTCGCCCCATACCGCAACAGGAGTCTCGAATAAAAACGCCCTAAACCGCTTGCGGGTAGCCTCATCGTCTTTTGGTGCATCCAGGGCGCCAACCAAAGTTCGATCAGTCTTAATGTACAACTCCATTAGAGCGGTAGGTATATCCGCTAATTTATCCGGCGTACCCCGCACTACACGGTACTCTTTACCGCTAATAGGGTGGATACTGCCTGCACCGACAAGAAAACTACCCACCGTTTTAATCTCAATACCTGGATAGTCTACGTTCTTGGTGCGAAGCTTGACGCCCAGCGGCTTATTGAGGTATATGTGCATTCCGTCATCGCCGCGACCACTCAAAACAGTGTAGGTGTCGAAGTCTGTGATACCTATATCGGTCATTAACTTCTGAAATGAGTCGATTCCGTCTTTAAAACCCCGTGGATCAGCGTCAATGATTACCTTGCTGTCATCAGGGATCACCCCATAGTTAAATGGGAAGTCTGCTGGCCCCTGCGTAGGGTCTGGAGGAATATCTGTCCAGCACTCATGCACCGGCACTTTAGTCCCCTGATAAAGAGGCATCAGGGCGAACCCTGATGCCACTAGCTCATTGATCCACTCTGCCTTCCCTTTAGAGGTCGGCAAGGAGGTCTTCTGTTCGGTCATCTACTAAAACCTCGCTCAATTCATCTTTTGAAGTATTGTCCTGGACGAGGTGTTTATCAACCTCTCTGGGGTTGAAATAGTACCTACGCCCTACTTTCACACTGGGGATTCGCTTTGTTCTCGCTAGGTCACGGACATGCGACACGCAGAAATTATACCGGGCGGCAATGTCCCTGACCTCTTCCCATTTTACCCCATCCTTGACATAACTCATAGCGGATTCCTCTCGATATTAACTTCACTTATTGTAGTTTATCGCTATTAGTGTACATCACTTTATCCCCGTTGCAAAGTGGACAGGTGGGTGTGATATCTTTATCCGTCCAGAACTTACAAGAACAGCGTAAACAGCGGACTTCAATCAACTTCATCTTCGGCATCCTCCGCAATGACGGGTGTAGCGATAGGTTTGAATGCCCCGAAATTCTTTGCCTGTTCCTTGGCTCGCTGACGATAGGCGAACAGCGCAGCGATACCACCGTAGCCCAAGTTATCGTCGAAGTCGTCTACGTTGAGTTCGCCATGCTTGTGGCGACTCATTTTCTGTAATTGATTCATAAAGGCCACGTCCACCCCATCCAGGGGAACCTGGAGATAAGCACTCCATAGAGATGCGGTATGACTCAACTGTTGAATTGGGTCGCCGTGGGTTTTGTGCCTGTCCTGAGTGACAGTTGCCAGGATCTTTTCGAAGATATCTTTCAATGAAACCATCGTCATACGTTCCTTTCGTTTGTGATTGACCTGCTACATACGGGCAACTGTGAGTTTCAGTATGTTTCTGGGAATGCCAGACTCGTCCACAGTCACCACAATGATGTTTGTACCAGAATGTTCTGTTCCACTTCCACAGCGTTGGTTCTTGCGCGTTTAGATGCCATAACGTGTTTTCTCCTCGTAAAATAATGATATAGGACTCATTTGACCGTGTTTGAAGGGGCAAACCCTTGGTGTATGTGCCATTGCGCCCCAGTAACAGATGGCACAGTATTGTGTGATAGGGATCGTGTTGTTGGCGAGCGTTAAATTTAGCTCATACAGGTAGAACTCGAACCCCACGGATCTATCACTCAAACTCATAAATCGCCCAGCGCATATTCGCGAATATCGACCATTTCACCATGGCCATAGGGGCATACGTGGTATTGCACGTTGCTTGAACCCCACAAGCATATCTTACAATACAGTTTGATGGGCCACCCAGTCATTATTTGCCAGCTTAATTGCTCACTATAGTGGTTTGGTGGCACCTTTTTTAAGGCTTTAGAGAACGTCATTGGTTCTGCGCCTCGTCTTTATCCTGTTCTGCCCTCGTCGCTTTAAGCTTGGTAACAACTTCCTCGAAAAATGATATGCGTTTGTCTGTTATTTCCTCCCAACCGCTATCCAACAGCGGATTATCATCGCTTAACAGGTTTAAATAGACTTGAACGCCGCCTTGATCGGTGTTACCCATTATGAAATTATTTAAGTAAAGCTTCATCAGGTACTCAAAGTGGTTATCACAGAAGTAAGTGTAGGGCATCCCCTTCTCTTCATCCCACTGAAAGTATGGAGTGCTGAGCCGGATTTCGTTTTCACCGGTTTTTAAGACATCAAAACTATTTTTACGGGCTTGGAAAGCTTCGTCGTAAGGGTTATCCGTCTCATTTGTGAAGGCGCAAGTAAAAAGATCCTCGGTTTTCTTTTTGTGCGCTTCAACTATCGCTTCTATTTCCTCCAGAAGCTTTATACCTGTTAGCATTTCGTACAGTGTCTTTTTATTATCGGCGTTCATTATGGTATCTCCCTATTATTTATCATACTAACAACCCTGTATGAGGCCACGTATGAGCCTATTCAACTACATACGTGGCCCGAACAAGGTGACTCGGTAAACCTACAACCCTTCAAAAGGGTCTGGTTCCTCCGTAGGACAGTCAACTTGAGGAATTAGCGTGGAGTGTAAAGCTGTTTACTTTTTCATCAGGGACATAAACGCTGACGGGTACTTTAAATTTCGGGTGTACTGCACGTCCATACGTGTATGTTAGGTTTTCTTGGCTTTTGAAAAAGTCTGTAACCCATTTGAACACGGTTCTAGGGTGTACTTGTTCCGCCAATAGTTGTTGTATTTCAACGATATACACCAAATTCCGTTTCTCGATTTCTCTGAAAAGAAAATTTTCCAGATCGATTTTAATTGATTCAGGATATCGCTTAAACTTAACACCCTCTCTGGTTCCTCCTGATTTTCGGTTACGTGTTCCGATAGGAGGACGTAAACCACTTCCAGGTACTTTGAGCCTGTCCGTCGATAAACGCTTGTTCTCGTCGATGCTAGGGGGCTCCTGGACGATATCCTGACAGAAAGAGGACATTGCGGCCACCCTCTCAGCCCCCGGATTTACTACTGGTATCGTTTTTTCTGAAAAATCCACCCCAAGATAAACCGGGAAAGCTTGCCCTGGAGCTACTTTAAGTAAGATAATCCGGTAGGTGTCTTCGGTGCCAGCGTAAGTAGATAAGACGTTACAGTCATTTTCCGCTTGCTGTCTATCAAAGTAACAAGCCAAAAGCCCTAGACTAGGATCATTGTATGTATTTCGAGCCAGTATATAAACTTCGTTCATAGCTTTAACCCTTTATCCCTTGCATGTTTCCAACACTGATATTCTGTTTTAGCTCCCTGCTCTCTGGCTTGTGCCAATGCACAAGCTAATAAACTAGACGCCTCGCTCTCTGTAGGTGCTTTTATGCGTATAGCTATATTTAAAAACCGGAAGATATACGTTCTCACGCGCTCATCTCCTCATTGCGCCCTGTACGCTCCACCAAGGGGAGTAAATTAAACCACTTGGGCGAATTGCTGAACGTGATTTTAAACGTGTTCTCGGTCAAGCTGGCGGGCTCTCCGTTCGCATATCGCGAACTATAGAACTTTTGCGCCGCCTCTTTGAGCGTTCTACTTTGGTTGGTGCTACAAACGTACTCATAGTAACCTTTTTGCTTGCTCCACTGATAGAAATCAATCTTTTTGTGTAACTTTCCATCCCAAGGTTTAATTTGCATGGTTGGTATTCCTTATTTTAACTGTCCTATACAGGGAGCTAGTTTGCTCCCTGTTTCAGCTATTTAAGCACTCATCAGTAGGACTAATTGCGGGCCTAGTTGCTCGATATCCTCAAAGGGGACTGAGTGACATCCAGCGACAACACGCTTTGTCTCTGTATTTACTTGGGTTATGGTGTAGCCTAACAGTTTTAAACCCAATAATTTACCACGTTTGAACGCTTCAAAAGCTATTCTTGCCTCTCTGTTAGGTATAATCATACCTTTGGATGTCTCAACATCATGATTTTTATTGATGCGTAGGTGTGTAGTGTGGTAGATGTTTAGTTTTTTACGCTTGCCGCGCTTCCATTCTTCCACTTGTTCCGCTTCAGTCTTAATTTGACGCTCTTTTTGATTGCTCAAATATGCGCCTGCCTCAAGGTGTAATGTGTCGATAGTGTCACTTGATGGCGTGGCTTCAGTGATTGAGTCCATAGCCGCATAGAAGCGTTTTTGTGCGCTTATGGGCCATTCCCCTTCAATGTCATCTATTCGGGCAATACAAAAGGTTTTAAACCGTCTAGCGTTGGCCGCTTCTCTGTCGTATTGTTCCACAAGCCACGCTTTAGAGGATCTAGCGCGTTTAATTTTGCCCGGAAACTTGTTAAGTTCATCCACAAGGTAAGCGCTTTGATTCTCTACCCAAGTTAAAAAGGCATTAGAAAAGCGTAAATCCCAATTGCTCGGGGCTTCATCTACTTTGATGTCCATCAAGTGGCTAGCTGCCTTGTGCATAGCGTTTTTATGCTTGCCCTCAGTGGTGACACTATAGGATCTAGCACTATATATGTATTGTGTGCCCGCTGGTGTTGACACTCTTTGAGCTATGACTGTGTTATAACTCAAGAGGGCTGAGCCATCAAAGCTAAACGAACGGCTGGAAGTATAACCACATGGCTGTTTAGCATTGGCCCAAGCATGAGCCACTTGATCATTGTTTTTCAAAACTTTAGCCATAATCTGATGATCTCCTAAATTAACTGTCCTATACAGGGCTTGCGCCCTGTTTCGCGTCATAAACGCTCATCAGTAGGACTAGGGATGTAAAATGCGGTCTAGGATTGCCCAAAACCTGCGTATATATTTTGGCTCCTCAGGTTCTTCGAGGTGTTCCACTAGCTCTAGGTCTAATTCAGGGAATAAATAGACTCTGACATTAGACTCAGGGGCGTTTTTGATCATATAGATCATGGTTGCTTGTGATATCAAGAGCAATGCACCAAGGGCAAAGCCTGCGATTGTTAGTATCATGCGGTCACTACATCCCAACCTTGGGGGATTAGGTTCGGCGCGGTGCTATCGTGTACCGCTTGCCTAACGGTTTCATAAAACTCATTAACTAAAGTTTGGTGACCGGCCTTATTGATAGTCTCTAAAGCGTTCAATAGTGTTGCAAGTTCATACTGTTTGCGGTTCATGATTGAAATCCTTCTAATTAATGTCCTAAACAGGCTCAGCCCGATAGCTGGCTTGATTGAGCATTACCCGGCAAGGGCTAGCTGACACAAGAGCATCATCGGGTAGGATCTGAGCCTGTTTCGCGTATTAAACGCTCATCAGTAGGACTCATATATTTAATTATCAAAGTACAGAGCTATTAGCGAGGGGTTGGGAGCGTAGCTCTCGTCTCTCGCTTTCGATGTAATTAGTAAATCAGATTATTCAGGCGATGTCAAACACTAATTTATGATGATGGCTTAATCTGTTTACAATGCTTAACAATTAGTATGAGTGGTGATTGCATAACTTACGTCTAGCTTTGTCCCCCTCACGTTTATAGTATGTTTGATCCCAAAAAGCTCTAGGCATACCAGGTGATAGGTGTTTAAACCATTTAATAGCTTGTTGCTCAGAGGATACCAAGGGGCTTGACCCAACGAAATTGAGCGTGTTGGTTGTGAATTGTTGCGATGTTCCCACCCAAAAAGAATATCTAGCTTTCATGTGAACTCCTGTTGCGTACATTTATGTGGATACGTTCAGTCAAAGTTAAGACTATCACTGAATCTGAACACTGTAAACATATTGAACGCGCATTAAAAAGAGTAATACAATAACGATAACCCACTTCAATAAATATAGTTAGGTCATGAGCCTAGCGCTATATAGAAACTTATAGATTATGTATTACATCCCGTTCAACAATATCCATTAGCGGTTTTTGAATCTGTTCAACCTAGTGCGGGCCAATGAGTGAACGGCTTTCCACCTCATAAAACAATACGCTTTTTCATTTTTTAAGCCGAAAAAGTGCAAAAAGCTACTTTGCTTGTGTCGAGGCTGACGCCTCCCCACTTTGGTTAATCACCTTTATTAACGCTTTGCATCTTTTATCGCTTTTAACGCTTTTAACGCTTTTAACGCTTGTTACGTTGATAGCGCTAGCCTACGCTCGACCACTTCACGTATTGAAGCGTTGAGCTGGGCTTGACTCTTCAATCATTGAAGTAATGTGGCTATGACTGCGCTTTACAAATTGAAGTGGGGGTGAGGTGGCACCCCCTTTTTCGACCCCCTATGCGTCCCGAGCGCATCGTGGCCGCGCGCCCGAGAAACCCCTTGACACCCTCCAAACCCCAAAATTTTCCAATACACCGATTACGCTACTAAAGCTGGTATAGCTACTAAAGCTGATAACGCTATTAACCCCTTCCACCGCCAGGATAACTCAACAGACCTTGACCACGATAACCAACACAAGCTAAACTCAACTTGCCAATTCATTTCAAACATTTCTACTCACTGGAAATACACCGCCGCGCGACCCCCCTTGCGCGGTTTTTTATTGATGACTATACTTTTGGAAGCGAGCCAAATCATACACAAGCAACTTGAGTATCAGCGTGGAAAGGTAATATCGTCAATGAAAAGAACCGAAGATAAGTACGAAGTAACCGTCAGAGGCCAGTATTACAACAACGTCAACGGCGTTAAGGGCCAGAAGAACTACGAATTTACTATGATTCTTGGTGAATCCGCCCGAAAACAGGGATTTCTGTCCGTTATCCGCAAGAATTACCTAGACGACATCCTGCGGAACAAGCACGAGGATTATAAGCGGTTTCGTACCCACGAGATTATTAGCGTGGTCAACGTCAAGTATCGTGACCAGCCTATCAATGAAATCGGCCTGATGAATCGCAAGCAGTTAGTGGCTTTCATCCGTTCCAAAAAACTAGGAATCAACCCAGCGCTCTATCCTACGGCTGCGGATCTCCGAGCAGCTCTCATCAACTACAAAGACAACAAGACACAGTTCCTTAAAGTGCAGGAACACAAGCATAAGCGGATGGCACCCACCCTCCAGATTAACAAGTCCTTTGTGGAGGACAACCCTGAACTGGCAAAGCTAATTGGCAAGGACACCGATTACGCTCCCAACGAGCCAACCCCTGAAGAAGACGATGGTTTTGGTGAATCAGTCCCCAATTCCATCGATTTTGGGCCAAAAATGCAGACCATCAGCAACGATGACGAAGATGATTTCGACATGTCTGAGAGCGATTTGGACGGGTTATAAGCCATGAAAGTAACGGGTGGACGCTACATGCGCTGGGAGAATAACCTCCCAGTCCCAGAATACACACCGCCTGTAACTAAAGAGGCGGTGAATCAGATGTCGTTGACGGCGTTATCCCTCCCTTATGAGGGGGAATACGATCCCGTGTCTGATTCGTATGTCGTCGAACCGGAGTTCGAAGGCCGTACTAACCTGGAAGTAGCGTTCATTCGGCGGGCAAGGAAAGCGGCAGGCGGGGACTCCAAAGAATTGGATGCCCTGCTTGACCGTGTACTGGGCAAACCCAAACAGTCTACCGAAACTGTCCAGATGCGAATGTCCTATACCCAGTATCTTGACTTCCTTGCGGAGAAGGATGCCCAGGATACCAGCACAGGCGACCCGTGGGACGACGAAAACATCAAACAGATACCTTCATCCCCATCCAGCATTTTCGACCCCATTGACGAAGACCTGGAAGAGGAAGACCTACTAGCGGGATTGTAACGATGAGCCAAAACCCACCCCTATCCGACCAGCAGCGTCGGATTCACGCAAAGCTGCAAAGCAACCTCAAGTACTTCTGTGCGCGAGCGGTATTCATTAAGGCCAAAGCGGGCGGTATGATTCCGTTTATCTGGAACAAGGCGCAGCAATACCTGCATGACCGGATCGAAGACCAGCTTCGACGCACCGGGATGGTACGAATGGCGATCATTAAAGGCCGTCAACAAGGTATCTCTACCTACTTACAGAACCGAATTTACCATAAGACAACCCGAAATAAGGGGCTTAACGCCTTTACATTGTCTCACCATGCCACTACAACCGAGACACTGTACCAGATTATGGAGAAGACCCATGAGAACTGCCCAGGTGAAATCAAGCCGCAGGCCACTACGAACAACCGTAGACAGATGCGTTTCGAGAACGGTAGCCAGTACACTGTGGGTACTGCTGGTTCTGGCGCTATCGGACGGGGTGAAACGAACCAGCTATTCCACGGATCAGAAGTCGCTTTCTACGAGAATACCGACGATATCCAAACAGGGGTTATGCAAACGGTTGCCGATGTACCTGGGACAGAGGTGTACCTTGAGTCTACTGCCAACGGGATCGGTAATTACTTTCACAAAGTATGTATGGATGCCTTGGAGGGCAAGGGTTCTTTCGAAATAGTTTTCATCCCGTGGTACTGGCAGGACGAGTATAGGCTTCGGATCCAAGACCATGAGCGGGAAGACTTCCAGTTGACTGATGAAGAAGTCACCCTCATGGAGCTTTACGGCCTGGATGAGGAGCAAATCAATTGGCGCAGAAACAAAATCAGCTTTTTTAAGAGCGAGTGGAAATTCAAACAAGAGTATCCGTTTACTGTTCGAGAAGCGTTTCAGTCCAGCGGTATCAGTCTCATCGATCCTGAATCTGTAACCAAGGCGCGGAAATCCACCCTAAAAGATAGCTCAAAGCCAATTGTTATTGGTGCAGACCCCGCCCGAAAAGGTGACCGGACGGTACTCACAATCCGCCAAGGACGCCATATACTCAAGATTATCAAGTATACGGAGATGGATGAGATGCGATTGGCGGGGATTCTCGCCAAACTCATCGACCAATATAACGCTGCCAAGTGTTTTGTGGACGTGGCGATGGGCTATGGAACCATCGACAGGTTGCATGAGATGGGGTACGCCGATATCGTGACCGGAGTTCACTTCGGTGAAAAGCCCATCAATGATGAGGTTTACTACAACAAAAGGGCTGAAATGGCAGGCGATTTCAGGGATTGGCTCAACACCCCAGGCGGCACCAACATCCCCGACGACGAGGAAGTGGAGGTGGATTACCTCGCTATCCCTGATTTCAAGACAACAAGCAATAACTTGCTTCAACTGGAGAGTAAGGATAACATTAAGAAAAAGTTCGGAAAGTCCCCCGATATCTTTGATGCGACGATTCTTACCTTCGCATACCCAGTCAGGTCTGAAGGAAGCGGGCATCGCAAGCAGAAATACACGGAGAACACAAAGCGTGGCTCTGTCCTGAAGGCCAGACGAACACAAGTTACAAACACTCCACCCCCGTTGGATGACGACTATCGAACAGACAAGTGGAGTAGCACGACAAAGAGGTTACGACGATGACGGGTATGGAAGCATTAGCTATCGCAGGCATTGCGTCTGCTATCGCGGGAGGCACTACGTCTATTGTGCAGGCGAGCCGGAAGCCCCCAAAAGTTACACCACAACAAACACTTCAACCCCAAGCGCCGTCCATTTTAGAAGATACGAAGCTGAAGCCGGGGCAAAAAACAAATCTAATCAACACCTCGCCGCAGGGCGTGTTAAGTGGCGATACCGCATCCACGGGTCGCAATCGATTGCTGGGAGGATAGTCCAATGGGTGGTCAAAAAGCGGCAGTAGACAGCAAAGTGCAACAAGCAGTGCAGCCGAAAAAAGAGCCAGAGAAGAAAACCGCCAGAGGCGGATTCTTCGGCGCACAACCAGATAGCACACCCAATCTGCTAGGCGAGGCAAATTCCCGCAGGGCAACCTTCTTGGGGTATTAAGACGATTATGAAAAAAGCTCGGATGATCCTTGACCGTCACAAGGAAATGAAGACGGAGAAGCAGCCTTGGCTCAACCTCTATCAGTTGTTGGGTGAATACATCATGACGCGCAAACAGCACTTCACGTCTAACGTGAATCCGGGCGAAATGCAGAACGACAAGATTTTTGATGACACTGCGCCCAACGCCGTCCATCTTATGGCCGCTTCATTGATTGGTGCATTGTGGCCCAATGGCCCGAAGACCTTTCAAATATCCATGCCCTTCGGTTTAGAGCGTGAAGTAGGCGATACTGAGGAGTGTAAACAGTACTACCAGTTCGTTACCAAGCGCATGGCCGAGTTCATGGATAACCCCAAAGCTGGGCTAGTAACCAGTCTGGAAGAGTATATGCTTGACCAGGGAGCGTTCGGTATCAGCGGTATCGGTACGTTTGAGCAGGATGACCCGGAAGTGCCGGTCATCTACAAAGCTGTGGACGCTAAGAATGTCACTATCGATGAGGGGCCAAACGGCTTTGTAGACACTGTATACATCGAAAAAGAGTTTACTTTAAGGCAGGCAGTCGTAGAATACGGCTACGATGCACTATCTAAAGCCCGTCAGGAAGCTTACGAGAAGGGTGATTTTAAGTGTAAAGTTAAGGTATTACACGCAATTCAGCCTCGTATTGAACGCGACCCGTTCGGATTCGGCAACGCTGATATGCCCTACGCTAGTATCCATATTGACGTTGAGAATGAAAAGATCCTGAGAGAGTCCGGTTATACTGAGATGCCGGTAAACGTAACCCGTTTCTGGAAAGCTATGGGCGAGAAGTATGGCAGAAGTCCTGGAATGAATGCCTTACCTTCAATTCTTGAAGCGAATGCAATTCGTGAAGCGACTATACTTGCGGTCGAGAAAAACCTTGACCCGCCGCTAATCGTGCTGGACGATGGTTCGCTGGGTGGCGGCACCATCAACACCAGTGCTGGAGCTATTAACGTGTTCAGCGTATCCGGGCGTTTAGGCAGTATGGGGGCCAAGCCTGTTGAGCCGATGCTTATTGTGGGCGAACTCCAGTCCAGCTACGCCAGATTGACTGAGTTGATGGAAATTATCAAGAACCACTTCTTCCAAGACCGATTGATGGACTTAAACAACGAGACACGTATGACTCTCGGGGAAGCTAACATCCGCAATAACCTGCGTGGACAGACTTTAAACACCATCTATACCCGGCAGATTACGGAACTGTTCGTTCCGATGATTGAGCGTACCTTCAATATCCTTTTACGGAAAGGATTCCTGGGGGTTATCAAAGGTTCTGTTGAAGAGATGATGCTGCTCGACGAGGGTATCATCCCTATCTACATCCCGGATGCCATCGCTGACAGGATGCTGAAAGGCCAGGAAGTCTACAAAATCACGTTTGTCAGCCCTGCTATTCGGATCATGCAGACCGAAGAACTCACTGGTATCCAGCAAACCCTCCAGACGGCGGTTGAGGTGGCCGGAGTGAAGCCGGAAATCCTAGATAACATCGACATGGATTACATCATCAAACGTGTCGCAGAACTGACAGGAGCGCCCAGGGAAACCATCGTGAGCGCAGAAGTTGTTCAGAAATTCCGTAAAGCGCGAGCAGAACAACAACAGGCCATGATGGAAGCGGAAGCGCAGCGCCAGGGTTCCGAGACTGCGCGGAACATGGGGCAAGCAGTACAGCACGTATCGCAAGCGCAGGGAGGACAAAAAGGAGCAGCGTAAATTAGATGGATCAGCGAACCAAGGACAGTAATAGAGCGATTGAAGAAGCCCAAACCGAGTTTCTGCGGGCGGTTAAAGCGGTAAGTAAGTCAGACGATGGTGTAGTGGTGCTACGCCATCTGATGATGATGTGCGGTTTTAAAGATCCCAGCATCACAGCCAACCCCAACACAGGGGAGATCAACACCTGGGCAACGAATTACAACGAAGCTCGCCGGAACTTATGGCTGGAGTTCAGGAAGTTAATCCCCAAAGGTCAGCGTAATCGTATTGAGATGGATCTATAGGAGTTATCATGTTTTATGAAATCACAGCTAAACGCAGAAGAACACGATTTTCTGTACGGAACTTCTTCGCATGGAACGGCGAAGGAGATGGCGGAGCTGCGGGCAGCTCTACGAATACTACGGTTAGTGTCACGCCACCCGATGATACTGCACCCAAGTCTGTTAGTGCCGAGTTTACTCCCCCTTCTAATACTGGCGATACTAACGCTAGCGGTAGTATTGACTGGGGTAACGTAGTCCCACAAGACTTACGGGATAAGCCATATATCCAGAACATCCTGAAAAACAGCGATCCCGGTGCTGAACTGTTTAAACAGTTTGATGGGTTGCAGAAAAAGCTGGGTGAGCGCCCAACGGGAGTGCCTACACCGGAGTCCTCAGATGAAGACTGGGACAAGTTTTACGAGGGGTTACGCCCTGAGAAAGCCGAGGATTACGAGATTAAGCCCCTAGACCTTGGTGACGAAGGCAAAGAAATCGCAGAGTTCGTCAACGGTTTCAGGGACGAAGAGTTCTTAAAAACTGTCACTGCGCTAGCGCACAAACATAAGCTACCTAAGAAACTGTTTGAGGGCTTCGCGCAGGATTACGACAAACTGTTTATCGATAAGTTCGGCGCGGAGTTCAAAGCTGGCGCAGAAGCAAGAAAACAGATGGACTTGGATTTCGACAAGCTGAGTGCTGAAGAGTTTGGCGCAGACGTAGATAAAGAGCTTGCCAGTCAGAAAGCGTTCTTAAACACGGTTGTTTCAGCTAACGCAAAGAAGTATATCTCGTCTCTCAGTAACGAAGCGCTTATTGTACTAGCCAGTGCGATGAAAGGGGTGCGTAGCAAGTTTGTCAAAGAGGACACGCTAGCGAACAGCGGCCACAGTGCGGCTCCTATGTCTAAGGAAGAGATAAGTGCGGAAGGTCGCAAGCTAATGACACACCCCGCCTACCGAAACACAATGCACCCGGAGCATGAGTCGATCAAGCAACAGGTAGACGCTCTCTACGACCAGCTCCGCACCAAAAAATAACCTTGCACTAACGGACGCTCAGCCTTATAATCGTCGATAACTGCTGAAAGACAGGTAGCACCCAGCTAAATCGGTGTCTGTCTATGAGGGTGATACCCCTCCGAGCAGCCCAGCGATAAGGGTTAGGGCGTCCGTTTAGGGTAGCGTTCGGAAAGTGTAAGCGTTTGAATATAGGAGTCACTTGCCGTGGCTGTAATGGATACTATTGATCAGCATTTGATCACCCAATTCTCCGACAACATGCACGTTCGCGCCCAGCAAATTACTGCTCGGTTGCGCCCCTACGTGATGATCCGTAAGATGGAAGGCGAGTTCTTCGCTTACGATGGTCTGGGAACCGTAGAAGCCCGTGAAATCAACGGTCGCTTCCAGGATGTCGAGTTCGACGATATCGAACACTTCCGGCGTCAGATCCGCAAGCGGCGCTTTGTCGTCACTCTGCCTGTTGACCGGAACGATGTTGAGTCGAAACTCAAAGACCCCAACAGCGATTACGCCGATGCTTGCGTCAGAGCTATGGAACGCCGGTTCGACCGGGTTGTTACTGAAGCTATGTTCGCAGACGTTAAAACTGGTCGCGACTTCGAGAACACCATTACTGCCGCCAACGATGGCGTCTTGACTGTGGATGCTACCGCAGGCTTGACCTATGAGAAGCTGCTGGAAATCCACGAGAACTTCATCGACAACGAAGTAGGCAATGATATGCCCACCAAGCTGGTGATGGGTATCACTGGTGGCGAACACACCGATTTGATGTCTGAGTTGGAGCTGACCTCCGGCGATTACAGCCGTCAGTACGTTGTGGACTCCGGCACCATCCAGAAAGCCGTAGGCATCAACATGGTGAAGTTCGCTGGCGATGCCAACGTACCCATCATCCCTGTGTTGGCTGGCGTTCGTCAAGGCTTCGTAATGGCCGAAGGCGCTATCTGCGTAGGCGTTGCCCGCACCTGGGATATCAAAATCCAGGAGCGTACCGACAAGTACGACACCACTCAGATCCAGATCACTGGCGTACTGGGCGCTGTCCGTACTGAAGGCAAGCTGATCCAGAAGGTGACGACCACCGCCGCCTAGTTGTTGTAGCAGAACTCAAGTATAGGAGTCACGACCGTGGCTGTAATTAACGAATATGTAGACGCCAAGATCGTTTCGGGCAAGCTGACAACCGCTGCTCGGGCGCAAGGCACCAAAATCATTACCGCTCATCAGGGTTTCCAGGTTGCTGCGGCTGATGACAACGCTTCTGTGTATCGGCTGTTTAAGGATATTCCTTCGACCGCCATTCTCAAAAGTCTGAAAGTTATGAACGACGCCATTACTGGTGGCACCGATTATGACATCGGACTGTATCTGCCGAATTACGGCGTTGTAGTGGACAAAGATTTGCTGGCTGATGGGCTGGATTTGTCTTCTGCTCACCTCCGTACCACTTGGCTGGACGGGCTTGTGACAGTTGATATCGCCAACTTTGAACTTACCCTGTGGGAATTGGCCGTGTTGATCACCTCCGGGCTGGGGTACACCGCGCAGAACAAACCTGCCTCCTTCGATATCTGCCTCACCGCCAACACTGTTGGTACGGCTGCTGGCGATGTCCTGGCTGAGCTGGAGTTCTACAACCCATAAGCGTACTTCAGGGCCATGGGGGGAGATGCTTCCGGGCGTCTCCCCCTAGTTCTGAGAGAAAGGTGATCCCATGTCTGCGCCGTCTGCTGCGGTTGATATCTGCAACTTGGCCCTTGACTACCTGGGCCAGCAACCCATCTCCTCTATCGAAGTGCCTGAAAGCCAGACAGAGGAGATTATGGCGCGTTGGTATGACCACACTCGCCAGATCTGTCTGAGAGAATACGTGTGGAACTTCGCCACGAAGTACCAAGTAATCCCTCGCACTGGAGCCGGATCAGCGTACTTCGTTGACGCCTACTCTAAACCCAACGATTTTATTCGTCTTCTGGGTATCGGTGAGCGGCGCGACCTACCTACTTACCTTGACTATGAAATCACAGAAGGCACAATCATGGTTACAAATGGCGGAGACAATGGCCTGCCAATCTGGTACACCAAAGACGTAACCAACGTTGCTAGCTTTGATCCCTTGTTTGTCAACATCTTCGCTCTACGCTTGGCGCTAAAGGTGTCCTATAAGTTCACCTTGAAGAAGGGTATGGTTGACTTGCTCAACGGAATGCTGAAAGTTGAGGAAGCAAAAGCGACTTCTGTTGACGGGCAAGAGCGTCCGCCTCGTCGCGTTCAGGAATCCAAATACCACCGAGCTAGAAGGGGTATCGGGTACGGCCAAGCCGCTTCCCGGTATTATGAGTTTGAATGACGTACTCGAATAAAGCCGCAGTCAACTTTTCTGGGGGTGAACTAACCCCCAAGATGAAAGGCCGGTCTGAACTTCCGGTATACGCAAAGTCGGCTGAACGACTCCAGGACTTTATTTCAGAACCCCAAGGGCCAGCCAGATTCAGGAACGGCACTATTTTTGTTGGCAGTACTCGGCGCAACCGTAAAGCAGTCTTCATTCCGTTCCAGTTCAACGATATCCAATCCTACCTTATCGAAGCGACCGATGGCTTTTTCCGCTTCTATAAGACGGTTGATGACGCAGGCGGCATCATTTTGGAAACCGCAAAAAATATTACCGGTGTTACCAACGCAAACCCAGGCGTCATCACTTCTGCCGCACACGGCTACAGTAACGGCAACGAGGTTATCCTGTCCGGGATTGTTGGTGTATCTGGGTTGAACGGTAAACGCTTCCTGGTAGCGAACGTCACTGCAAACACTTTTACTCTAACTGATGACCTGGGTAACGCCATCAGTACTATTGGCGCAGGCGTGTATGTCTCTGGAGGAACGGCTGAGAAGATATATGAGGTCGTCACTCCTTACGCAGAAGCGGATCTTGAGACATTACAGTATACGCAAAACGCTGATACCATGTATATTGTTCACCAGCTCTATGCGCCACGCAAACTAACTCGTACTACTGAGACGAACTGGACGCTGGCGACTTACGTGCGTACCGCAGACCCGTTTACGGGTGCTGGAAAATGGCCCAGAGCAGCGGCGTTCTCCGATGATGCACGTCTGTTGATGGGCGGCACTGTTGATAACCCGGAAACCATCTACGGTTCGAGAGGCCCAACAGGAGCAGGAGCGCTCAGGTATGATGATTTCACCACTGGCACTAACGCTTCGGATGCTGTCATCTTCACTCTCGCCCCGATTCGCGGCAAGGTGGACTCAATTCAATGGCTTAATAATACAGACAAGTTCATTGTCGCAGGCACATTCGGCACTGTGCGCCGCATCTACGGTGCATCAGAAGCGGAGCCTATTACTGCGTCAAGCGTTACCGCGAAGTCGGTAAGTATCTACGGTGCGTTTCCCTCGCTTCCAGTTGTAAACGGCACCACAACGTTTTATGTGGAGCGAGGCGGCAGGAAGCTTAGGTCTTTAGAGTATGACTATCAGGTTGATGGGTATGTACCTACCGACCGAAACCTCGTAGCGGATCATATTGCCAGGGGTGGAATGAAGCAAATCGTAAACCAACTTGGCAGTCCAGAGATTATCTGGTCTGTAACGAATCGCGGCAAGCTGCTTGGATTGACTTATAAAGACAAAGAAGATATCTCTGGTTGGCATAGACATGGCATCGCGCAGGGTGACGTTGAGTGGCTAGGTGTTATGCCCCGGCCAACCAACTATGAGCAGCTATGGATGATCGTTAAGCGTACTATCGACGGTCAAACGGTTCGCTACGTCGAGTACTTCGCAGACCCACCGGACTTCCCTGATCCGGTGGATTTCTTTACCGGCACAGCTAACAAACGTGCAGACAATGTACGATACCTTAACACCCTCTATGAAGCCCAGAAACAAGCCATTCACCTGGATGCTGCCTCGGTTTACGATGGGTCAGTTTATGGCCTGGATGCAGATGCCAGCTTGACTGTTGGATTGGGCGCGGATGAACTCGACGCAACAGGGGTTGTGTTCACCGCCAGCGCCGCCGTATTTGACGCAAGTATGGTTGGAAGAGAATTATGGGGTAAATTCGATGACGAGGGTTATGGAGGCGGCAGGGCCACAATCACAGGGTTTACCGATTCAACCCATGTAACCGCCACTATTGTCGAAGCATTTCCTGAAGGCGAAGTCTACGCCGCAGGTTCGTGGTTCCTAACAGCTACTTCTGTATCTGGGCTTGACTACTTAGAAGGTATGGAAGTAGGAGTCGTTAAAGACGGGGCTGATGCGGGTACGGAAACTGTAACTAATGGCACCATCAGTCTGGACGATCCTGGTAGTGTCATCCATGTCGGATTACGATATACTGGTATCTTAAAGAGCTTACCGCTAGACCAGGGCGGGGTGAGTGGCCCAGCCCAATCAAAACCGAAGAACGTAGCGAAAACTGCGATTCGCTTCCTCAATTCGGGCGGTGCGGCTTTCGGAACCGATCTCTACAACCTGAGCGAGTTCATCTTCGACACCGGAGATACAACTGGCAGGCCAGTTCCGCTATTCACTGGCGTCAAAGAACAGTTCTATCAGGATGCGTGGGACGAAAACAAATACCTTGTAATCGTTCAAAGCTCCCCTACGCCTTGCGTTATCCAGGGGCTTGACATCTTTATGGAGACTACGGATGAATAGCGCGACCGTCATTCCCTTCAAAATGGATCACTTAGAGTGTATGCAGATGAGGGACTACGAGAAAAAGCAATTAGAGTTTGACCCTAGCGCTGCCAGTAAGATGGCGGCGCTTGCTACTTACGGTTTGGGCGGAACCATCATCTATGATGGCCGCATTCTCGGGGTCATCGGGTATCTGGAGATGTGGCCCGGAGTGTACGAGGTATGGGCGTTTCCTTCCATCTGGGTGCAGCGATATGCTACAGTTTACTTACGAACGGTAAAGCAGTATGTCAAGGTTCTTGAGAAGGAACACCCTATCCATCGCTTGCAGTCAGCGGCCATCAACGATGAGCTGCACGACAAGTGGATGTCCTTCCTGGGATTCACCGAAGAAGGTGTTCTGCGCCAGTACGGGTTCGACAAGACTGACTTTAAGCAATGGGCGAGGATCATCTGATGGGGCCGACACTAGCTATCGTATCTGCTGTATCCGCTGTTGCCGGTGCTGTTGGCGGTATGCAAAAGATGCGAGCCGCCAATCAAGAGGCGATGTTCCAGGAACAGCAGGCAGGGATTGCCGCGCAGGAAGCGCAGAAATCCGCATTGCAGAAAGCGCAGGAGGTTGAAGCCTTCGCGCAGGAGCAGACCATGAGGTACGCCAAATCCGGCGTCACCCTCGCTGGCTCCCCTGCGTTGGTGATTGCAGCGACTCGACGTAAAGGTGCTGAAGAGGTTACTGCGCTTGAGAGACAGGGCGCAATGCAGAAGTCGCTGCTAGAAAATAGAGCTTGGCAGACCAGAGCATCAGGACGTTCTGCCCTTTTGGGTAGCCTCGCTGGAAGCGCAACCAGCGTTATGAGCAACTATGCGTTAGGTAAAAAGATTGGATTGTACGGAAACGGCACTGCGGCGTCGGTTGCGGTAAGCCCTCTCCAGTTACCAGGGAGTTCAGGATATGCCTAAAATTCCACAATACACCCAGAACCAGCTCGCCTCTTCCTTAGTAGGCACACCGGGCGTAGACGCCTCTGCTGGAGACGTTGCTACGGCTGTTCAGTCCGGGTTGAATACGCTGGAAACTAACATCCGGTCTATCGCGGTAGTTGAGTACCAGGAGAATCAACGGGCGCTTCGAGCGAAGCAGGCTGAAGACAGAGCTTTGGCCCGCCAGCAACAAGCGATGATCGATGACATGGACGCTGCAAAAGCGCAGTATGACATCGATAGACAACTCGACTTGAAGATGGCGGCAATCAAAGAGCAGAATTTAGACAACCCGGATGCTGCTGTTCAAGCTATGGCGCAAATTGGCCCGGAGTTTATCTCGGAGTACCGCGACAACCTTAACGCAAACGATGTAGTAAAAACCAAAGCCTTTACTGGGAGCTTAAATCGCTTCCGGGAACAACTGGGCGGTATGCAGAATACCTGGGCTGGCGAACAGAAAGTTAAAGCCGGACTCGCCAAGTTCGAGTCTATGGCTGACTGGACAGCTATCAACATCGCGAAGAACGCTGAGGGTACGAACAGTATGCTCTCTGTTCCGCAAGCAGTAGAGTGGATGCAGAATTTCGCTAAAACCTCTACGGCGTTCAGCGCTATCGGCGTGAATGAAGCAGACATCCGAAAGCAAACTGAGAAGATGGCCGCGAATTACCTGTCTCGGCTGTCGTATGAAAACCCAGATCAGTTGACCCAAGTAATTAAACAGGGCGTGTTTGACGACTTCATTGATGGTGCAAGCCGCAATAAACTTTACAATGATGTCGAGAGCCATGCACTAGCGCGGGCCAGGGATCAGCGCGAAGAACAACAGTACACTACTGCGGTGACAATGGCCGATACTACCCACAGTCTACAGATGGGAGCTATTCGAGGTGAAACAACTCCTGCCGATTTCCAAGCAGCAAGGGAACAAGCTGCACAACTCAAGGCTAATCCCAGTACTTATAGGGCTATCGATTCTATCGAAGCGCAACAACTCAATCGGAACGTGAGTAAAGCGGAATCTGAAGTCAACAAGATGATGACAGAAGAGAAGCGCCAAAAAAGAGAGCAAGCTAAAGCACTTGAAAAATCACAACGAGATGCAGACTTAACACAGGTTTTGACCGAATTGAAAACCGCAGAAAAAGCCATCTTCTTGCCGAAGAGTAAAAAAGGTAAGCGATATAGCGTAGTCAGCGATAAGTACAGTGCTGAGCAAGTGTCAGAATACTTATCCAAACTGGTTATTGCCGAAACAAAAGAATACTTATCTCCTGCCGAAGCGGCTGCAAAACGAAGCATCGCTATGAGCGCATTGCAGAGATTGAATAAGAAAGATCCTGAAGCAGCAACCCACGCTAGACAGGTGCTTTTAAACGTAAGCAATATCCGTAAATGGTCTACTACTCGAACGAATGACGTTAAAGAAAATAGACGATTGGGCGTAGAGGCCATTAATAACTTCTACTCCATGTTCGAACAGTACACCAAGGCGCATAACGGTACGCGACCAACCGGACAACAGCTACAAAATCTTATGAACGCTGCGGCACACAAAGCCGAGTTGAATAAAAAGTAGGTACTGCGATGGAAAGAGACATTACTCAGGTAGCCAACGGTGAAGGGCTGGAGTCTCCAGAGTTAAAGCTGGCAGCTATGCCTGACTACGACAATCCAGACACCATAACGCAAATTGCAGACGGCACGTACAACACCACTTACAAGCAACGCACCGGATACGATAGTCCCTGGACTGCCCCGATTGAATATATGCGGGACAAGTATGAGATGGGCGATGCCTCGGTTGTGCGGGGCGTGAAGGGCTTCGAATTATGGAGCCAGGACAATCTTAACCAGGACGAGGAACGGGCGGCTTTAAGCGACTTGCAGACGCCTCACCTCGAAGCCATTCAGAAGAACGTGAACCTACTGGAGGCAAAGCTGGGGCCACGGAACTTCTTTCAGTTCACGGGTGATGCCATGAACATCGCCCCGTCCATGATGCACACAGTCAAGGGTGGCGGGATTGGCGCTGCTGTCGGTGCTGTGGGTGGAGGATTACTGGGCGCGGCAATCACACGAAATCCCGCAGGCGCTATTATCGGCGCTCAATCTGGGGCCAAGACACTGTACGGTGTCGGTGCATTGGCTGCTGGTGTCCAGCTAAACATTGGTGGCGTGTATGCCGGGATGGTTGATAAGGGCATCCCCCGCGAGTTAGCCAGGAAGTATTCTATGAGCGCAGGTTTAGTAATGGGCGGCCTTGAGTATTCCGGCGTCGATCAGATGGCACACGTTGGGCGTTAGGCATTCGCCAAGCAACTAAAGACCAAAGCCGGTAAAGAA